TCAAGAAAAGCAAATAAGCTATCCGTCAGCATTAAAAATAGAAAGCCCGCATCCGTCGGGCTTTTTTATTATCGGCCACCGATCATGCGCAGAATAATAAACTCGCTTGAGGCTGCGTTATAAATGTGAGAAAAACCAGGGAGGATAAATATTTTTGTGACAATGAGGTCAGAATGAAAAGCTTCTTAACTCTCCTGATGCTGTTTCTTTTTCCCATAGCCTGTACCGCTGAATCACAACCTGTTGAACCGCGCGTTAAGCCTGCTTATCCAGCGAAAGCCGCAAAAAAAGGGATACCGGGTCAGGTTAAAGCGCAATTTGACGTTGACGAGAATGGGCGGGTGACTAACATTCAGTTATTAAGCTCCGATCCCTCCGGAATGTTTGATAATGAAGTCAGGGCCGCAATGGGAAAATGGCGATACGTTAAAGGGAAGCCTTCCAGCAATAACATCATTACCATTCATTTCACGCCGGGGCCGTGTTCCGTTGAGGTGCCAGCGCCAAATCAGCCCGGCAGTATTCGAAGCGGTGGCGTCCCTTTTCGCTAA